AGCGCCAGCGCGACGACCGGGCTCGCTGCCCGCGTCGCCTGCAGCGCGCCTGCCGGGACAAGCGAGATGGCGGTGTCGTTCTGCACTGCGCCGGCCGCGAATGGCAGGGCCCTGAGCACGCCGGCCCGATCGACATCGATATTCGCCGCCCGCCCGCGCCCGATCAGCGGCGACCCGGCGAGCGGCTTGTAGTTGCCGCCCCCGGTGTTGACCGCGCTGTAGTTCGCCGACGTCGTGGTGCCGCCCTTGTTGAGCGTCCACTTCGGGTCGCCGGCCGAGCCGGTTTCGCGGACGAAGTTCTTCGCCCCCAGACCCTCGAACTCGTGGTCGAACTCGGTCGCCGAGCCGCTCGCCGAAAGCGTGATGTTGTCGACATAGCCGACACCGTAATGCGACGACCAGCCACGCACCGCCTGCGGGCGATAGCCGTGCTGGCGCGTCTCGGTGGCGAACCAGTCCCACTTCGCGGTGCCGTCGACGATGCCGGTCCCGGTGCCGGTCGGGCCGCCGGTCGAGGCGGTCGTGCCCGCCTGCGAACAGCGATAGACGTTCGTGGGAGATCCAGCGACGACGACCTCCGCCCCGACCGCGAACGCCGTGGTGCGGAACGACGCCAGCGCGACGCCGATCCGCTGCGCGCGGACGACGTCGTCGGCGAAGCTGTCGTGCTTGCTCGGCTGCCAGTCGAAGCTGTTATTGGCGACCCGGTTGCCGAGCATGATGTTGCTCTCGGTGTCGTTCGCCGCGATCGTCGCCAGGTTGAGGTCGTCGTACAGCCAGTTGGTGCGGTCGCCGGTCAGGGTATTGCCCTCGACGATCGAATAGGTCGCGACCGTCGCGCCGTTTTCGCCGATCGCGTTGAACATCGGCTGCGACGTGCCGTAGGTCTCACAGACATTGTTGGCGAACACCTGCCGGTTGAAGACGGCGTAGCCGGTCGTGCCGAGCGCGGTCGATCCGGCGTTTGCGGCGGGCGTCACGCCGCAGGCCCATGCCCGCGCGCCCGAGATGTACCGCAGGTCGTTGCCGGCAACGACGATGTCCTGCGTCGCGCCAAGCGGATCGACCGCCGACCCGGGCGCCCCGATCCCGGCGCTGCCGACCCCCGCGGTCGATAGCCGGGCATTGTTGAGTGCGGCGATCGCGACGATCTGGTTCTCGACCTGGCAGTTCCGCACCAGCTGCCCGCTGAGGTACGTGTTGATCCGCCAGTATTTGACGTTGGTCAGGAAGGCGTTGGTCGCGCCGGCGAACGGCGAGGCGGTGTTGTTGACGACGCCGTTGCCGTTGATCTCGACATTGTCGGCCCAGGCGTAGGTCGCGGGGAAGGCGCTGACCGCGCCGGTCGGGCCGTTGAGGAACAGGTTGCGAACCGCCACCCGATTGAGCCGCAGCGTCGACGCTGCCGTGTTGAGGATGACGTTGGCGCGCGGGTTGCTGTCGGCGGGGTCGCCTTCGATGATCTCCCACGAATAGCAACCGGCGATGCCACTGCTGACGCCCGCGGTACCGCCGGGGTTGGCGTAGGTGCCCGCCTTTATCCGGATCACGATGCCGTCGGTCGCCTTCGGGCCGATCGCCGCCTGGCCGTTCCGCGCCGCCGTCGTCCGCGCCTGCGTGACCATCCCGTTGCGCGCGACGTCGATCGCCTGCGCGCACACGCCCGCCGCCGCCGTCGCCGGGTTGGCGCTGAAGGTCAGGATGCCGTTGACGAAGGTGCCGCCGCCTCGCACGTCGTATGCCGAAGCGGCGGCGAAGTTGGGGGTCGCGGTGACGCTGTAGGTGCCGACGCCGCCGGTCGTGCCGCTCAGCTGCGCGACGATGGTGGTGCCCGGCGTTATCAAGTTGGCGTTGAAGGCGGTATTCGACGCGCTGACCTTCGTGCCTGCCGCCAGCGCCCCCGACGTCACCGAAGTGATCGTCAAGACGTTCGAGGTGACCGAGCCGATTCCGGCGAAGGTGTTCGGCTCGACGTAGACGTATAGCGTCGGGGTCCAGGTGTTGTTCGGGTCGTAGGCGTAGACGAACGGCACCTGTGCCGCCGGCGCCATGCCCGCGGTGCCGAGGTTGGTCATCGACGGCGCGGTGCTCGACGCGACGACGGCGAGCGTGGTGTCGAGGGTATTGCTGCTCCGCGCCTGCCCGATCCACGGGAACGCCTTGAAGTCGCAGCGGATCAGCCCCTCGGTCAGCGCCGCCGGCGTCGCCGTGCTGCCGTCGACGACGACGCGATAGACGCGCGTCGCGACCCCGCTGCCGCCGGTGGCGTACTTCGGCGACGACGACAGCGCAGTCGCCCATGCGGTCGCGGTGTTGGTGCCGTCGGTCACGGTGAAGCGCACTCCGGCGATCGGCGCGAGGCCGTTCGGGTGGTGCGAGAAGGCGACGACTTCGAGCGGTATCAGCGTCGTCGAGACGAGCCGCTGGTACGGGACGTCGGCCCAGCGGACGATCGGCGACGGTAGCGGCGGCATGGTGGCGTCGCCGCTGCCGATCCGCGAGCCGTTGGTGACCGCGATCGTGCCCGCGCCCTCGCCGGTGCGCCAGCCCGCCGCAAACGTCAGCGTCAGCCCGCTCTCGCCGAAGTAGACGTGTTCCGACAGCGCGATACGGACCTTGAAGCTGCCGCCGCCGAGGTCGGTCTCGTCGGGGGTCTTGTCGTTGCGGACCCCCGCCGGGGTCGACACGACCGGGCGGCGCAGGACCTTCGTCGCAACCAGCGCGCGGGCGACCGCCGCCGAGGGCACGACGACCCCGGCGGACTGGACGAAGCCTTTGGCAGTCAGCGCGAGCGTCATTGCCGGCGTCGTGTTCGGCGTAAGCGCGTAGGCGGCAAAATTGGCATCGTCGGATGTGCCGTTCGCGGTCGGTGCGATCGCCGACGCGCTGCGCGTGCCGGTCATCGTCAGCGCGAGCACCCAGCCGTTGGCCTCGATCGCGGCAGCGGTAATCGCCATCGGCGCGGCTCCTTCTTGCAGGTCGTGGAATGGGAGGCGCCGCGCGAAGGGGGCTGGCCCTTTCGCGCGGCGCGGTCGCGGCTACGCTTGGCGGGGCATCAGGCTGCGGCGAACTTGAGGAGCTTGATCGCCTCCGAATTGATCACCGCGCCGCCGACGCGGCGGGTGGCGTAGAACTGGACGAAGGGCTTGTTCGAATACGGGTCGCGCAGCACGCCGGTCGTATTGCGTTCGGCGATCAGATAGCCCGCCTTGAAGTTGCCGAAGGCGACCGACAGGCTGTCGGCGGCGACGTCGGGCATCGCCTCGGCATCGATCACCGGATAGCCGAGCAGCGTCGCCGGCTGTTCGGCCGACAGCGACGGCTGCCAGATGAACCCGCCCGTCGCGTCCTTCATCTTGCGGACGCGGGCGAGCGTCGCCGAGTTCATCACGAACACCGCGCCCTGTCGGTACGGCGGACGCAGCGAATGGACGAGATCGACCAGCTTGTCCTGCGGGTTCGACGCGGGGAAATTGCCCGCGACGCCGGTCGCCAGATACTGCAGCGTGTTGAACGGCCGCGTCGTGTCGTCGGCGGGAGTGGCGGGATAGCTGAGGAAGCCCTTGGGCTGCCCCGTGCCCGTGCCGGTGACGAAGGCGACGCTTTCGGCGCGGGCGAACTCGGTCGCGATCTCGCCTGCCAGCCACGCCTCGACGTCGAACATCGCGTCGTCGAGCATCGCCTGGCTCGCCGACGGGTTGGCGTACAGCTCGCCCATCGGCGGGGCGATCTCGATGAAGTTGCCGTTGCCGGTGACGGTGCGCGGCGCGGTCTCGCCCGCCCAGCCCGCGGTGACGCCGCCGACGTTGATCAGCTTGCGGTAGTTGGCCGAGCCGACCTGGACGATCGAGGCGATGGTGCGGATCGGCGAGATGTTCTTGAGCGTGCCGTCGATGACGGCGTCGATCTCGTTCGGCACCGCGACGCCGCCGTCGGACGGCACGCCGATCGACAGTGACTTCAGTTCGGGCGCGCCCGCGTCGAGGCCCTTGCGCAGGTAGCGGTCGGTGAACGCGGTGCGCGCCGGGTCGGCCTTGGTCCCGCTGAGCGCGGGGCGGGTCAACCGCGCGCTGAGCCGGTCGATGTCGTGGCGGAGCGCGGCGATCTCGGGATCGGGCGCGGCGGCGGCGGCGGCGGTGAAGCTCGCGTCGAGCGGGTCGGCCTTGATTTCGTACGTCATGTTCGGTTCTCCTGGGGTGAAAGGGCGTGGACGCGCGCGAGGCGCTGCATCGGGAAGGTGACGAGGCTGACCTCGATCAGCTCGAGGTCGGTCAGCGTGCGCCCGCCCCGCGCTGGGCGGCTGGCGCGGACGCGGTAGCCGAACGACAGCCCGGTCAGCGCCCGGGCGGCGAGCAGCGCGAGCGCGTCGCGGCCGGTGCGCGTGTCCTCGAGGCTGGCGATGATCCGCAGGCCGCGCGCATCCTCGGCGATCCGGTCGACGAGGCCGATCGGCGTGCCCGCGTCGTGCTGCCAGAGGAGCGGCACGCTCCCCCCGACCGCGCGCGCGAACGCCCCGCGAACGACGATATCACCGCCCGCATCGGGCACGTCGAAGATGCTCGCATAGCCGGCGAGGCGGGTAAGGGCCGCGCTCACCGGTGGATCAGCCCGGTCATGCCGAGCTTCGCCGCGATCCCGACGAGCAGCGCCGCGACGGCGGCGCGCACCGCCCACGTCACCACCGCCGACACCGCCGAGCGCTTGGCGTCGCGCCAGCCCTGGATCAGCTGGCGCAGCTCGATGATGTCGGTCCCGGCGCGGTCGTCGTGGAGGCCGATGTGGGCCAGCGCGCGCGCCGCCCCGGCCTCGGTCGCCTCCTCGATCAGCGCGCGCAGCGTGACGAGGTCGTCCCCCTGCCCCTCGGCCTGGGCGACCAATCCGGCGAGCATCGTCATGGCCGTGCCTCCAATCCCAAAAGCGCGCGTTTCTCGTCGTCGGTCAGGAAGGTCGCCGCCGACACCTGCCCCCACAATCGCTCGCGGTCGGCCGACAGCGCCGGGATCGCGTCGCGGTCGACGGCGAGTGTCAACCCCGGCCACCAGTCGCCGAGGTAGGTCGCGATCGACCCCAATATCCGCGACGTCAGCGGCAGCAGCGTGAGCCGCCACAAGGCGACGTTGGCCTCGCGGTAGTTGGCGAAGGCGTTGTCGCCCGGCAGGCCGAGCAGCATCGGCGGCACCCCGAACGCGAGCGCGATCTCGCGGCTGGCGGTGTCGCGCGTCCGGCCGAAATCCATCTCGGCCGGCGTCAGCGACAAGGCCTGCCACTTCATGCCGCCGTCGAGCAGCATCGGGCGCCCGGCATTCATCGCCCCGGCGAACCCCGCCTCCATCTCGGCTTTCAACCGGTCGAACTGATCGGCCGACAGCGTCGAGCCGTCGCCGGGGTCGTAGACCAGCGCCCCCGAAGGGCGCGCGGCATTGTCGAGCAGCGCCTGGTTCCAGGCGCTCGCGGCGTTGTGCGTCGCGACCGCCGCACTCGCCGCCGCGACGCAGCCGAGGCCGTAATGATCGTCGAGCGGGTGGAAGCTGCGTATATGAAGCAGCCCCGGCCGCCCCTCCTGCGCCCCCGCCCCGACCGTCACCGCCGGAAACCGCTGAAGCTGGCTCCCGGCGCGGTACAGGTAGCCGACCGGCCAGCCGCTCGCGTCGGCCTCGACCGACACCCGCTCGGGGCGCAGTGAATACAGTGCGACCGGCAGCCCCGACGCGCCGAGCCCGACCTCGATATAGGCGTTGCCGTGGAGCAGCAGGTTCGCCGCGATCGTCTCGATCAGGTGCGTCCCCGGCTCGCCGCCGTCGA